GCCGCATGGCGTAATACAGTAACCCAAGCTGTTGACAAAGCAGATGACGCAATCAAGCAGTTTGATGCAACCTTTGTTGAGGGTGCAGTTGCGCCTGGTGTGGTATCGCAAAAAATTAAAGATACGCTGACCAAGACTCGTTCAGACCTTAACACTGCGGCAGGGAAAATATATAACTCGGTCGATGAAAAAGTGCCAAAGACAACTGTGGTTGATTTGCCAAAACTGCGAGAAACACTCGATGCAGTTAAAGCTGAAGTCGGCGATGCTGGGATGTCAGTAGCAGAACGTAATTTGTCAAAAATGATTGAGGCTGGCAATGTGACCTATGGTCGATTGAAGCGTGAAAAACAGTTAATTGGCAACGCAATCAATAAGTTGGAATCACCTTATGGCAGTATGGCTGAAGCTGATTTAAAGCGTCTATATGCGGCTTTAGCGGACGATCAACTGACCAATGTTGGAAATGTTGGTGGTGAAACATTGCGGCAAGAACTACGAGCCGCCAATCTTTTGTATGCCAAAGAGAGAGCATTGGGCAAGCGTATCGTTAATGCGTTTGGTCAAGATATTGAGGGCAGCGTTGCCAACAAGATGCGGACAGCGATTACCAGTGCCGCCAAAGGTGATGCTGGTGAATTCAACCGCCTTTTGAAAACAGTGCCCGATGATTTACGCAAAGAAACACTTGCAACCGCATTGGCATCTGTCACCAGATCGGCAAGAGGCGCAGAAAAAGGTGGCTTTGGATTCTCTGAGTTTGCTGATCTATACCCCAAGTTAAGAGCCAACCCACCTGTTTTTAAGACCATTGTGGACACTCTTGGCAAAGACTCGGCAGATGTACTCAGGGACTTGTTTGAGGTCTCTAAGCGGGTCACAGAAGCACGGGCAAACGTCTTGACAACAGGTAAAGCCAATCAAGCATTGTTACAAGGGATGCAAGCTGAAAGTCTGATAGGCAAGGTCATGGAAAGCACTCTTGCAAAAGGCGTGGTGACTGGTGCGGCGGCTACTGGTGGTCCTATTCTGGCTGGAGCAGCATCAGTTATCACAAGTGCATTGACCCAAGGTAATGAAAATGCGTTGAAATCGGCTGGCAAATTGTTTGCTGATGAAAGTTTCCAAAGTCTTGCAATAGAAGCTGCGACCAAAGGTGAGAGTGCCGCAAGTCTACGCAGAGCCGCCGCATCGCCTGCATTCAGTAAATTTGCAGATGCAGTTGGTTTGCCAAAGAATGTTGATGCGAGAATTCAGTTCTTACAAAGCGCAATCCAAGCTGGTCAAGCTACACAGGAGAATGAATAAATGTCAGCACTATCAATCAGCGTACCGTACCCAGTCTTTTCAGGACAGGATGGGTTGCCTTTGGACAATGGGTATGTGTGGATTGGCACGGCTAATTTATACCCAATAACCAACCCGATTGCTGTTTATTTTGACGAGGCGTTGACTATCCAAGCAACCCAGCCGCTACGCACAATCAATGGCTTTATCTCTAACGCTGGCACACCAGCACAGGTTTACGTTGATGCGGTGAACTTCAGTATCTTGGTGCAGGACAGTAAAGGCACGATGGTCTATAACTTCCCTGATGGGACTGGGATAAGCCCAAATGCTGATGGCGTTGTTTATGACCCTGCTGGTATTGGTGCTGTGCCTACTACCGTTCAAGCCAAGCTGCGTCAAACCGTATCACTAGCCGATTACGGCGGCAATTTGCAAACTGCTATTGCGGCAGCGATAGCAGGTAATCTTGTTATACAAATCTACGCACCAATAACTGTCAGAGTTCCGACTGACGCGCCAACATTGCAAGATGCTTTTGACCATTTAATTCCTGTGACGTTACAACCAGACCAACTAATTAATGTTGTTATTGAAGCAGGGCATCAACTAACAGTAGGGCTATCGCTTAAATTTGGCGATTATTCGCATTTTCGTATTTCATCTGATGACGCGGTTGTTAATCTTGCTCTTGGGTTTACGTTTGTTACAGTAAATAATAGTGTTTTAAGTTTTGAACAATGCCACGCGCCAGACGTAGCGATTAAAGTTGATGCTGGCGGACTTGGCGGCAGGGCGTATGTATACCAATCTGCCACAGGTAAAATTGAAGAAACTTTTGGTGCTATTAACGCAGGTACAGACTGCCTATACCTAAATTCAGGGTCAATAGTTAATGCATTTAGAACGGTTTGGAATGGCGCAGGTAGGCATGGCGGTTGGGTCACTCGCACAAGTTTTTTAGACGCGGAAGAAAGCTCATTTTCTAATGCAACACAATTCGGCATAACTGTAAGACGGGGGTCTCGCGCAAATATTACAAACTCTTTAGTTAATGACAATGGGTCTATTGGTCTTTTTTGCACTCGTAGCTACGTTAATTTTCAAGGGCGGGAAGATGCCATTGGGCCTCAACTTGCTGAATGTAACGATAACGGCGACGATGGCGTAATTGTTACGCGAGGTTCACAAGCTACGCTTACAGGGTTGAAAGCCAACAACAACGCGACTTCTGGTATTCTGGTCGCCTCTGGATCAATCGCTGATTTTGATTTTGGGACTGCGACAGGAAACGGTGTTGCAGGCGTTCGTGCCATTAACGCTGGTGTTGTGTCAGCGATTAGTTCAACAATAACAGGTAACGACCGAAACATTATTTGCACGGGTGCAGGGTCAGCGGTTGACGCTCAAAACTCCACATTAACCGGAAGCACATCCGTGATTGTCCAGTGCGTCGGCGGTGGTCGGGTAAGCCTAGATGGGGCTACTGGTAACAATGCTGGAACAATAGCCATTGAATGCCGCGATGGGGCAAATGTTTCTGCACAAGATGCCACGTTTAATTCAGCGGGTTCGATTGGTATCTTGTGTCAAAACGCTGTAGTGTCAGCGCCCCGTGCGACTATTCAAAGCGCAACGACAGAAGGTGTGCGGGTTATTTCAGGAACAGTTTATTTCCAAAATGGTAACGCCCAAAGGACACCCGGTACAGACACCACATCTGACATCAACATTACCGACGGCTCGATTATTCATGCTAACGGTGCTGTTGGTGGTTATGCTGCGGCTATTGTGCCCAACACCATTTCTGGAAACAGAGGTATTTTGTTCGGAGCTTAATTATGGACAATAAACCAATGCGCTGGTCATCTGACTTTCCCGGTAAGCATGACCGCTACCTTACTGCACCAATTAAAGGTTAATTATGGCTAATAGATTTTGGGTGGGTGGTACAGGTACTTGGGATGCCGCAAACACAACAAATTGGTCGGCTACTTCTGGAGGAGCAGGCGGCGAATCTGTGCCTACCGCTGCCGACGTAGTTATTTTTGACGGTAGTTCTGGAGCCGATACAGTCACTATTGGCGCAGCAGCAGTTAATTGCCTTACTTTTAATGCTTCAGCGTTTACCGGAACTTTTGCTTTTGGCACAAATAAAATTGTAATAGCTGGAAATGCCGCCACTGTATTTACAGGCGGCACTGGGTATTCTGTTACGGGTACACCTAAAATAGAGTTTTCTTACGCTGGGTCAACTGGAACCAGAACAATTACCTCAGCGCTCCCCACAGAAGCAAATGTGTTTGATTTTTATATTACTGGTGGAACAGATACGATTGCCCTTGGCACAGCATCTGGAAATTATGGAACTCAAGACTACACTGGATTTTCAGGGACAAGAAGCTCTGCTCAATCTTTAATATACAGAAATTTAGTGATTTCTAGCGGCATGACTTTACCCACAGGTGGAACACAGTTTGTATTTTCAGCAACATCTGGTACGCAAGAACTTACCAGCGCGGGAAAAACTTTTGATTTTTCAGTTAACCAAAACTCACCAGGCGCAACCCTTCAGCTTCAAGACAACCTGACGATGGGTTCAACTCGTACCTTTACGTTAACGGCTGGTACGTTGGACCTGAACAATCAGACATTGAACACAGGGCTATTTAGCTCTACCAACAGCAACGTGCGATCTATTGCGTTTGGTACAGGTAATATTACCGTGACAGGTAATAGCGCAACTGTTTTTACTACTGCCACAGCTACAAACTTAACTTACACAGGAACGCCGACAGTAAACAGCACCTATTCAGGGTCTACTGGAACACGTACTATTTTTAATGGGGCAACTTCAGGCGGGTCAGCCGCGTTAGCGTTAAACTTAAACATAAGCGCTGGGTCTGATGCGACAAGTATCGGAGGGCATTTTAACAATATAACTTACACAGGTTATAGCGGCACAGCGGCGACCGGAAACACTTTTATATACGGTAATTTTTTAGGTTCTAACACGCAAACCTATACCGCTGGGGCCAACCCTATAACGTTTAGCGCAACATCAGCAAAGACAATAACGACGCACAACATTACGATTGACAGGCCAATTGCTTTTAATGGTGTTGGTGGCACATTTGCTTTTCAGGATGCTTTGACCCAAGGCTCGACACGGGTGTTTACCATTACTAACGGTACGGTTCAGCTTAAAAATGGTGTGACTAGCACAGTCGGTTCATTGACAACATCTAGTACAAATCAAAAGTTCTTGCAATCAACACTTGCTGGAACACAAGCAACTTTATCTCAAGCCACCGGAATAGTCAGCACAGGTTATTTAACCATCAAAGATATAAATGCCACAGGTGGCGCAACATTCAATGCGTATACAGTGAACAGCAATGTCAATGCTGGCAACAATCTAGGCTGGGATTTCTTTGCTCAACTTGGTAAAACAATTTACACGAGACGCAAAGAAAAGCGAGTGCTGATATGAAGCTATTTGATTTTATCCATTCAGCAATGGCTTTAATCATTGTTTTAATTTTTGACCGATTTGGTTATGGGCTGGTTGGTGCTACGCTTGCATCGGCTTTTTATGCTGGTCGTGAACACGCACAAGCTGAGTACAAGTGGATTCAGCATTTAGGTGGAGGCAAACGCGCCAACATGAAATGGTGGAACGCTTTTGATAAACGAGTGTGGGATGCGCACTCATGGTTTTGGAACTTGGTTGCGCCAATCGGTGTAGCATTTGGCTTTGTTTTTATTAAGGGGTAATTATGTCTACAAATTCACAAATTGCATTTGCGCCATTAGGCGAAACTGTTGTCGTGGCGGCTGATGCGTCTGCACCCACGGGCGTGCAAGTACCAGTGCATGGGCGGCTTGATGGGCAGGCTGTTGGGCAGTATCGGGTCATTAATGCCAGTGCTGTGAACACGGTATTTTTGGGCTTTGGTTCGACTGCGGCTTTGGCACAAACAAACGCTGTAGCACCGACTGCTGGCAACCCATCATCTGCTATTGTGTTATTGCCTGGCAGTGTGGAGATTTTGCGCTTTAACACAAACACGTTTTTCAGCGGTTTGGCGGCGGCAGCATCAACGGTCTACATCGTTCAGGGCGAAGGCATTTGATGGCCGAGGATACTGACACACGGCTGGCGGTACATGAGGCGGTTTGCGCTGAAAGATACGCCGCTATCGAAAAGTCGTTTGTCTCGGGTTCACAACGCATGACCCGCATTGAGTATTTGCTTTATGTGGTGATTGCGGCTGTGTTGCTGGGGCCAGGCTTTGCTGGTGAGTTGGTCAAAAAAATACTGGGGCTATAAATTGACCCGATCAGCATTTGTCTGCTTGCCGCAGGACTTGTTAAGCAAATACAAGCTGGATGTGAGCTGTACAAACAGGCAAAAGAATCTTTCGTCGAGATTAAGCAGACTGCTGATGAGGTTATCGCCATTGGCAAAGAAGTGCATGGCTTTTGGGGTCAATTACTTGCGTTTTTCAGACCCAAGCCCCAAACGTCAAAGCCTGTGGCGAAAAAGAAGTCAACCTATGTCGCAGTTAACGAGACGCAAGTCAAAATCGACATTGTTAAAAATCTGACGGAGTTTTTCAGACTGCAAGAGCAGTTGGCGGCACACATCAGAGAAGAGGAAGAGAAAAGCCTGACAGTTTATGACCCAGATCAAAACTTGATGGAAGCGGCGCTCAAGCGGGTCATGGCACAGCAAGAGATGGACAGGCTAGTTGTGACAATTAGGGAGACGATGGTGTATCAATCGCCCAAGGAAATGGGTGCGCTGTACTCAGAAGTCCACAAGATGCGGGATGTCATACAAGGCGAACAGGAAAAAGCTAGACTTGCAAAAGAAGCGCAAGAGAGGCAAATGCGATGGCAACGGCGGCAAGAGGAAAGAAACCTCCAGCTAAAGCTGGCGGCAGTAATAGCGACTACTATATTCCTCCTGTACCTGTGGTTGTGGCTCCTCCTGTTAAGTCGCTGGCGGCAGATATGATGGGCTGGATTTTTAGCTGTGTGCTGATCGGGTTGTTATTGCCTTTGCTTGGGTTTTTGTATGTGGACATACTGGAGGCAAAGCAAGAGGTCAGAATACAAGTGGAAAAAGTTGAACGGTTAAGGCGTGAGATTGAAAGGGAAAGACGTGAAAAGAAGCCTAGCAATACTGTTTCTAATAACCCTGTATTTGATCGGGTGCGAAGACCGTTTCCGCTACCCATGCCAAGACCCTAAAAATTGGGAACTTGCTGATTGCAAACCTCCAATCTGCACTGCCACTGGCACTTGCCCAGACCAGTTAATCAAACTTGAACAGGAGAAAAAATGATGCCTACTGTTGCCTATAAAACAACCAACCGCCTGACCGCAGACGAGATTGAAGTCAGGGTATGGGCATTCGTTATCGTGGTCTTGGTGACCATTCTGCTGGCCTCAATGGGTATGTTCCTGTACTCAGTTTCTTTTGTTACCCAACCCATGAATGGCGCAATGGCGGCAATCGACAAGGTTTATACCCAACAAATCAGCACCATCATGGTGTTCATTACTGGCGTTCTTGGTGGTGTAGCTGGTCGTTCTGGTGTCAAAGCTATTGCCAATGCAACCGCCAAGGCTGAAGCTACTGACAACGATGAGCCGCCCAAGCCATGAGTAACATACTTGGAGGCTTGTTGATTCTGGTCTTGGTCTTTGGTGGTGGCTACTGTACTGGTCAGCACTACGAGGCCAAGGCTCAACAAGAGGAAGTAGATCGTTTAAATGCCCAAGCTAGGGCAAAGGAGGCGGCTTTGGTAGCCGCTGTAACCACCACATCAACTGCATTGAGGGTATCAAATGAAAAGGCCAAACTGGTTGCAAAACAGCGGGATGCTGCTATTGATTCTGGCACTCTCAAGTTGCGCCTCAAAGCGTCCTGCCCCGTACAAACCCCCACAGATACCAGCCTTGCCACAGGAAGTGGTGCAGGAGAAGCACGAGCCGAACTTGACCCAGAGGTTGGAAAAGCTATTTTCGCAATAACAAATGAGGGCAACAGGGCTATCGAAAAGCTCAACGTCTGTATAGACTTATACAACAAAGCTGTTGAATCACAGAAGGAAATCAAATGAACTTGACTGCAAATTTTTCCCTACATGAACTCACCAAATCTGAGACAGCCCTGCGTCTGGACTTGGACAATACCCCTGATGAACAGGCCACAGAAAACTTGCGTTTGCTGTGCGAGAAAGTCCTCCAGCCCGTGCGTGACCACTTTGGCAAAGGCGTTAAGGTGAACTCAGCTTACCGTAGTCCTGAATCAAATGCGGCGGTTGGTGGGTCTAAAACCTCAGACCATTGCAAAGGAATGGCAGCCGATATTGAAATACCAAGCGTTGCCAATGCTGACTTGGCTCAGTGGATTATGGATAACCTCGACTACACCCAGTTGATTCTGGAGTTTTACACTCCAGGCATTCCAGACAGCGGCTGGGTCCATGTCAGCTATGACCCGAACAACCTCAAGAAGCAAGAGCTTACCGCCACCAAAGTTGCGGGTAAAACTACATACCTGAACGGGCTAGTTGCTTAATCGGAATAAAAATGCAGCATTGCCAATAAAACGCCAATGCCGATGATTGCGCCAGCAAATAGAACTGCGATGGTTATGAGGACTTCCATTTTTTGCACATCTCCTGTACTTTGGGGGACTTTTTCTTTTTGTCGCAAATATTGCTGAGTTGTTTCAATTTGTACTGCATTTGCATTTGTGCTGGAGTTGGTGGAACTGGTGGGTCTTTCGGCAATAAACCCGCCACGCCCAGCCAACAGCACACAGCGGCAATAAGTAAGCGGTCAAATATCATTCTTCGCCCTCATGTTCTTTGAGCCTGCGCTGTAACCGACCGATGCGTTCTACGTTGTATGTGACGATAGAGGCCGCATACTCGACTGCCGATTCAGCCTCCAGTTTCTTAATGAC